TCTTCTCATCGATTAAATAATTAATGTAGTTATAAATTTCTATTTCACGTTCGGTGCTGACTATCATGGTCGCTACCGTATCGGAATCTATTATCCCGTTGCCATTAAAGAAGTCATCGTATAGTTTATTTAGTTCCCTATTGAGACACTCTAGTTTAGAGGATATCTTTATACTGGCTTCATCATTCATCTGTATATTATTGCTTGGTCTTCGTTGATGTCTTCGTCGTGTATCTCTAGTCGTCTATTGTCTTGGTCTGGTAGTTTTAGGTAGAATACCCACGACTCAGTTACCTTTCTCGCTCGTGTCGGGAAGTTCTTGTAGTCCAGCGTTGGGCGTTTAAATACTACCCGATCCTCGTATACCTTGTACACAAACTCTTGGCTGAACCAGTCGTTACGTACATGTACGTTGAAGTAGTCTTGCTTCTGTGCGCTGTTAGGGTATAACCTAACCTCGTTGCTTCTTATAAAGTCTCTCATGCCTTACTTGTTTTTATAAAGCCAATTTCTAGTCCGATCTGAACACTATCGTCGTCCAGCGCGTCTTGTAGGTCTTGTCTTGTCACTATCTGTGATTCACTCTCATCATCGTAAAGGGCAAAGATTGTTTTGCCGTCGTGAAAGTTTTCTATTGCATCGTGATATCCTAGTATCTGCCATGCAAATCCGTCTTGTGTTATTTTTTCCATGTCTTATTTATTTACTACTACTACCATCATGGTAAAGAATACTGCCCATAGCAGTATCACGTAGGCTATTTGTTTTTTCATTTGATTTAGTTATTAGGTACGCAACAATTGGACGGACATACGACAGCGCATTGTGGCGTGTCGTGGAAGCCTACACACTCGGTGCACTTCTTTGCCACGATGTAGTACACATCGTCAGATAACGGCGCTTGTTTTACGTCGTCGTTCTTGTACGTCCATTGCGTACTTGGTTCGTATATTGCGTTGTTGGGACACTCCCACTCGCATAGTCCACAATTAATGCAACTATCCGTTATTTTTAGGCTCATATTTTTGTCGTTCGATTAATAGCGCGTCTGCTAATTCATAAGATAGATGCGCAGATTTTATTAATGATATTTTACTACTTATCAGTCCAGTGATTATCTGACCAGCGAAGTAGTCGCGTAGTGTCATGCCTGGATTGAACTTGTCTTCTGAATGCTTTAATGGAAAAGCGGCTATGTTTTTAGTTTTCATTGTTATAATATTTTATGAATTCGATTACTGCGTTGTATGTTGCTTCTATTTTTGTATCTGCGTCGGTCTCAACAATTGTGTCGTCTGTATTTTTATCTATAATCTCTACAAAAGATTGTTCTATATTGATATTGTACTTTGCACATCTATTGTTGTCTTCAAAACTCTCGATCTTATCAACTACCTTCATCAACCAATTCCAATCTAAGTGAAATAGTAGGTAATCTTCTGCGTGCCAGTCTCCGTTTATATAATAGTATGTCTGTCCCCATACGTATTTGTTTTCTTCTAGTCTAGCTATTCCTTTGTTTATTTGTTTTTTAGGATATCCCATAAACTCAGCGATTAGTTTGTTGTTGTCTATTGTGCGCATAGTTCCCAAGTGTTAAGTTGTTTTACATTTTGTCGCGTTAGCCCCAGTTCCTTTACGATAAACTTAGCTAGTTTTTTGTTGCCTATTGTACCCTCGTCTATTACGTTAGTGCCTATGTAACTAGCCACGTACGATGGTGGTGTGTTTAGTACTCTATTACAAAACTTTACGTCTTGTCCTAGAAAGAATTGTTTTCTGTTGTACTCTAGTGTCCAGTTGCGACCAAATCCGTAGTCTCCTTGTGTGATAATTACTTTCATTGTATTAATTAATTTAAAGTTAGTGAAGAGGACGGGACTCGAACCCGTATAGTGGAAGAATTACAGAATCATTATCTGTGTCATCTACTTGCTCTACCAATTGCGCCACCTCTTCTTTAGCTACAGTATCTCGTAGCTTGTTATTACAAATTCCAATGCTGATTCGCTTGGATTCTTCATTGCTTCTTCTATATCTTTTTCGCTTAGTCCGTAATAGAAAATGTCGTCATCGTTGTCTTCGTCATCGTACTCGCTAACTAATGCGTCTATAATATCAGTACGGTCGTCCTTCCAATATCCGTTTATTCTAAAATATTTACTCATTGCTTAGTCTTTTAATTGTTATATCATTTTGTTGACGTCAACGAAATGGTCTGAATAAAATCGTCCCAGTCGTTTATGCTTTCTATTTCGTGATAGGGTATCATATACTTTTCGTTACCTACGTAGTAGTTATATTTTGCAAATCCTAGAGATAAGAGCTGGTTTAATCTATTGTCAAATTTACTCATTGCTTAGTCTTTCAATTGTTAGGTTGGTGCTTGTTATTATTTTCTTTAACGTGTCCTCGTGCTTCTCTTGGAACCAATCAGGCATGTCTACGATTACAAAGTGCTTGTTGACTATCGTGTGCTCGAATGAATTCGGTACGAAGAATGGCTGACCACCATTATCGATAGTCAGCGCCTTGTTGCTTAGTTGTCTTGGGTATAGTTGTAGTGTCATTATCGTATAAAGTATTGGTTATCAAACTTGTATCTCTGTCCGTTGTAGTTCTGTGAGTACACTAGTAGGTCGAATTGGTCTGTACTAACCGCGATGCAGTTCTGTGTTAGTATCGTAGCTAACTCTTCAATCTTTTTAATAAAGTGACTCGTTCTAGCGTAAGGACTTTCGATATGTGCTACTATTGTCGGCTCGTGCTCGTCTTCGTATCGTCCAATGGCAAACTTGTACGTGTCGACCGCGTAGTCTTCTCTTAATTTGTTGATGATCGCGTTTTGGCTTAGTGGGTTGTTGTTTAATCCGATGTTTAAAATTGCTTTCATGATATTAATTAATTTAGATTGTTAAAGACATCCCGATCAGGGATGTTTCGACCATTCAGGTCTCGTCAGTTTAACTCTTACCAGTGCTTATAGGTCACGTTCTTTGCGTTACCAAATAGCCAGTAGCTTATTTTGTCGTAGATTTTTTTCGCCATAATGATTTACCTTTTTTAAGTATGTAATTTGATTGGTGCTTGGTTAGGTTGTGGTGATTAGCCCAGTTAACTGAGCTAAGCCAATTGTTTACGTAGTCTAAATATAGACGCTCGATGTCGTTATTAGTTAACTGCATAAGCTAATAAATTAAAGATTACTATTACTAATACGATTGTTACTTGTAGGTATAGTTCACCTTGTTTTTGTGATTTTGTCATGATGTTATTAATTAAATATTTAGTGTTTATTTTTAAAATTTCTAATTATAGTATCTATTAAGCAAATTATAGTTATTGCTAAAAATAGATAACTAAACCCATTTAATATATTGATTAATTCTTTATCTGTCATAATTTTAATTATTAAAATCTGTTACTTCTATTGTGTGTTCATGCTCTGTGTAGTTAATAAAATACTCTATATCTTCCTCATTTATAATCTCATCTTTAAATTCCCCAATCAATAGCATTAAATCTTTTAATGATAACTCTACTCTCATAATATTAATTTTTAAAATCCTCCCAACTTAAACACATTCTATCTGATAAATGTTTTTCAAATTCTTGTTGTGTTATTAGAGAAGATAAGATTGCTAATTTGTTTTCGTACTCCCGATTTTTTTGTTGTAATTTTTCTACCTTATCTTTATTTTTGCTCCAATTATCGCCATAACAAGGTAGTTTATCAATTGCTTTGTAAATCTTACTTTGAGCATCTAAAATTCTATTGTATTTTCTAGTGGCTGCTTTCATTTTAATTAATTAAATTGGTTAAGACGGGCAGTGCCCGTTTCGATCATTTAGATCTCATCAGTTAACCTTATACTTTATAATTCCATTCCATTCAGGATGTTTAAATAGTTCAGGACAGAAATAACAATCAAATCCTTCATCTTCTAATTTATCAATAAAAGAATCATAAAGACTATCGTCTAATTTATAAACCGTTCCTTTATCATAAATCACAACTTCATTGTTGTCTTCTAATGACGTGTTCCAATCTCCATTTACATAAATTTCTACTAACATAATAATTAAGTTTAAACGTTTCGTCGTTCTGCGACTCATCAGTATGGATACCACATCCATATACGTTTTATTTTCCTAGAACCGATATTCACATACCGCGTCCCGCTCGATAAGGTTTTTAAACCCTCTTGCACACACATACTACCTATTCGGGTTCGTGGTATGGTTGCGGGACTCTACACCCAGACTGCCATACACAGCCATTCAATTCATTTGAACACCGCAAACATATGGCGACAATTTCAATGTACCAAATAAAAATTAAAAAAAGTTTTGTTTTTAGTGCATTTTTATCATATTCGCAATGATTTGATATCTTTGATGAGAATAATGCAATGAATTGGACCTGATATTGAGGATTATTCAATGAATCTGAACGAAGTTTGGATATGTTGTTGATTATCAGTGTTTTACGGATTGTATTTGCTTACTATCGGATTTGTGTGGGATGGGATTGGGCGGTGGCTATTTCAAGTCTCTATGTATCTGGACGTATAAACCAATTCACGCAATACATTTCCATGACGCGGGAAGTCCCGTAAACACTAGGATTATGTCGACTTTTTAAAAAATATGACAACTTTATGTCGACTTTTTTGAGCTAACTTATTGATAATTAACGTTTTATGACGTTATGTCGATTTTTACTATCCAAAATGCATTTAAAAAAAAATAATAATATATATAAAAACGTATAGAGCCTATATAGGATAAAAAACGTCATAGCGTCATATTTCGTAAACTTTCCTTTACTGGCTTGGTCTAGCGCCATGACAATTTTTTAAATTCTTGTCATTTGGCGTCATATTTCGTCATAGTTTGTCATGGATTAGCTGTTTAATCGTCATACAGACATATATTGTATCTTTGTATAAAAATAAATGATATGAAAAAATGTACAAAATGTAGTATTGAAAGCGAGACTACAAATTTTAGGAAGGACAAAAGTAAGGTTGACGGATTGAGACCTATCTGTAAAACTTGTGATAAAGTTTATTTCAAGAGTTTTGGTATTGATAACAAAGAACGATTAAAACAATATAGAGACTCGCGCAAGGAATTAAAAAGAGAGTACGATAAACAATATAAGATTGACAACAAAGAACGTATCAACGAAAGAGATAGATTATACCAGCAACGTAAACGATTGGAATAGTATAGATCTGATCATTCTATTGTGTAACAAATCGTGGACTATAGGTACGTGTACGTATGCGTATAGTAGTACGTGTACGCGCGTGATATAATAGACACTGACGTGGTGGCGTAGGGCAGTCCGAAAAAAGCCAAAAATTCTAGAGGAAGTCAATGAAATCAGTACCCCACCTTCGATTTTAAAGTCGTTTTCGTTTTGGCATCTCATCCGCAATATCTATATATAACCCAAACCCCCCGCATATCTAACATTTTTTATTAATTTTGCCCCATGAGCAGATCAACAAAGAAACCGATAATAAAAGACAACCCCAAAGGCCGGCGGGCCTTTTACTGGAGAGCGACCCGTCGTGTAATCAACCAGGCTGTACGACAACACAAGGAGACGCTTCCACTTGAAAAGGAGATCGTTAATGATTATGATTACAGTGACTATAAATTTTTTTCAACCAGGTCTTGCGACACTCGGAAATAATGTATATATTTGTCACATGAAAGAGGAGTACATTAAATTACGGACACAGAATGACATGCCAGTGAGTTGGTTTTATCATTACTTCACAAGTAAGTCAAAGGTGAAAATTCACTTCGATCATTTCCACATGTTCTTTATGAACGGAGACATCCACGAGATAATGAACTACCTAGATAAACAATTTGACTTGACCGTAGTCATCGGTAAAAACGGTAACGTTCTTAAGGTTGTAGAATAATTTACCAATGCTCGCTGTTAGGCTCGACAACATTGAAAAAAGGGTTAATAGTAAGGTCGGCAAACCAGTAACCCCGAAAGACACAGGTTGGTAATCACGTAGTTGTCCGACGGTTATGAGGCTTGTCTAGCGGTGCAAGCATAAAGAGGCAACGAACCGCAAATGACCGAGTGGCGGAACGTTAGTGATTTTGCTAACGATGGTTAGACGCTAAATGAGAGACGAAAGTGGTCGCTACAAAGTTAAGGGAACTTGAAGTAGACGCTGGAAAATTTAAAAAAGCATTGCCTTAACAGTGCATACAGGTTCGAATCCTGTCTCGGTCACAGCAGTTATCTGATCTAGCACTAGGACGATAACTACCATCAGAGGAAGCTAGTCTCATGGATGGTCCTGTAGGTTGTGGTTAGTGTAAATCCACATAAAAAGACTCCTACCAAGTAGAATAGGTGTATGGTCCGTTTCAGGCTAAGTTCTACTATTAAACATCGGTTAGCTCAGGCGCCGATGTTTTTTAATAATAAATATATGGATGTACTAGAAAGATTGACTACAAGACTAAAAAAAATAGGAATAGAGATAGAACTTGCCGGTAACTATCCATGGATATACCTTGAAAAAGTAAATGGTAATAGAATTAAAGAAGAAGATTTTTATTATGCAAACCATGGATTCACTATAGCGTTTTTACCATTTCAATTAGATGAAAAAATGGAAATTTTAGACATTAAAAAGACATTTTACATTATACGCAAGTACATATAATAATGCCATATACCACACTTTTATATGCTATAACGTATAATATGTTAGTTAATACCAACAAAAATGCCGTATAGTGTATAATATGTTTGTTAATACCGGCAATGTATTATATTCTAGACATTTCTAGACATTTTGTGTGTAATAACAATCAAATATTTTTATTACCTTTGTACCATGACAGAAATAGAACTTCAATTACGACACAATATCGGCCCAGCAATTGGATGGGGATACTACGCAAAGGACGAAGAGTTTGATTACGCTGAACTAATAATATATCTAACATTTATAAGCTTACACATACGATGGGAATAAACAAGAAAATGCCGAATCAAGAAATCGGTTTATACAGAATGGCTAAGGCTAAAAAGGCAATGGAAGAATCAAAAGACATGATGGAGGACGTAATGGAGACTGCAATGGCTATGAAACTAGCTAAGACAATCAAGCCAATGTCATTCATGAAAAAGAAATAAAGAACCATTCTTTGCATAAACTATTTTAGTTTACTCAAGCACCTTCACGGGTGCTTTTGTTTTTAATAAATAATATGTATATTTGTCGAGAATTAAATCTAATACATAATGACAAACTTCGGATACAGTCCAAAAGTTCTAGACTTTGAACAAGAAGGACGAGAAAAACTAATCAATGGCATCACAACGATTGCCAAAGCGGTAAAGAGTACGCTAGGACCACGCGGAAAGACCGTACTAATCGAGTCGATCAACCATACACATGGAATCACCGTAACTAAAGATGGTGTAACAGTCGCTAAGTCAATCGACCTACTAGACCCGGTAGAGAACTTAGCAGTAAAAATGATGAAGGAAGCGGCCGACCGCACCGCGACAAGCGCAGGTGACGGTACCACAACCGCTATTGTGTTAACAGAAGCGCTAGTAAAGCACGGCCAGGACCTAATCACTGAGAACCTGAACACAACAGAAGTGATCAGACAGATCAACGACACCACAAAAAGCTTGATCACTAGGCTAGAGAAACGATCTAAGAAGGTAACAGGGAAGACACTAAACAACGTAGCGTCAATTTCGGCCAATAACGACTCTGAGATTGGAAACTTAATCTCTGAAGCGTACGATAAGGTGGGTAAGTCAGGGATTGTTACCGTTGAGAACTCACAGACGGCCGAAACTTACTGCGAGTACACGAACGGAATCAAGATAAACAGAGGATACACGTCACAACTATTCGTAAACGACCATAGAAAGGACGAGTGTATACTAGAGGACGTACATATTCTAGTTACGGATCAAGAGATTAACAATATCCTATCGATCGAGAACGTACTAAGAGATGTGATCCAGACCGGTAAAAAACTATTGATCATTGGGCCTTGTAGTCAAAATGTGATTAATACGCTGGCAATCAATGTGGTACAGAAGGGACTTAAGTTCTGTAATATCACACCGCCAGAGTTTGGCTACAAGCGCAATGAACTAATGAACGATATCGCCTTAGCAGTTGGAGCTAAGTACTTCTCAGAACAAACCGGAGACGACTTGAGCTTAATGACAATCGAGTCACTTGGTAGAGCCAAGAGGGTTATTGTTGGTAGGGAATCAGCATCGATTATAAAGTCAGAGGCAACTACTGATGCAGTAGAGGAAAGAGTGACTCAGTTGTGGCAGGCACACGCGCTTAGCTCTAAAAAGAACGATCAAGACTTTATCAAGGAGCGTATCGCTAGCTTGACAGGAGGTATAGCTGTTATACATGTTGGAGGAAACTCAGACCTAGAGCAGAAGGAACGCAAGGATAGAGTTGACGATGCGGTATGCGCGGTAAGATCAGCACTAGAGGAGGGTATACTTCCAGGTGGCGGAGTGGCGTTATTTAATGAGTCGTACGCGATAATTGCAGACGCAGACGATATGATCGAAGACATCAGCGCTGAGAAGTATGCGGCAATGCACATCGTGGCAAGGGCTATTCAGGCACCGCTACTACAGATATTTGAAAATGCCGGACTAGACGGATACGAGCTAATGGATGGATGTCAGGGATACACTGTTGGATTCGACATTAAGAACATGACAACAGGCGACATGTATAAGATGGGAGTAATCGACCCGTTAAAGGTAACAAAGAATGCACTTAAGAATGCTATATCAGTAGCAACAACAGTGCTTAGTACTAACGCAATTATAACAATGGCAAGAGCATGATAGGAAATACAACAACATCAATGGGAGAATTTAACTGGCCAACTGCTAGTGATAACTCATCAATTTACGCTACAGGCAACGTTTTAAAATATAACTCATCATCAAACATCGGAATGGGCGACACTGACCCATCATTTAAATTCACAGTAAACATACCAAACAAAATGAGATACACAAGAGCAGCGCTATTCAACGTAGTGAGAGATGAAAAAACAAATCAAATTATAGACGCTAATCTAGTAAAAGAATTCTGGGTTAAGGTAAAATCAGGAGTAACCTTTGATGTAGCAGCAGCACACGCAAACGGATTCGCTCCGGATCCTGACAAGGAAGTAATTAGAGAACTAGAATCAATACATTTTTAATATGCAACCAATCAATAAATACATTCTAATAAACTCAATCGACGAGCAGATCCAGACAGAGTCTGGACTGCTTTTGTCAGGAAGTGACAACGAAAAGTTTCGCTACAAAAAAGGCCAGGTCGTACGACCTGGCACCAATGTAGATTGTGTAAAAGAAGGGGACTTTATCTATTACGATAAAGGAGCTGGATACACCATGATTATCAACGACAATCCCTACACAATTATTCTTGAGCGGGATGTTGTTGTTGTTGTTTAAGTTGTTTTTTATATTCTAGGTAGGGAGTTATTTCCTTCCTGCGCTTAATAACATGAGGCTGCTGCTGATATGCTTGTTCTTCAAGCTCGGCCAGCCTCTTTTTTTCTTTTCTTGTACGATTCATCTTACGAATTATCTTTTTGTCACGGTTCATTGCGTACCCATCGTTTCTTTTCTGAAACATCGGGTTGGCACTTGGACTCTCAGATATAGTTTGTTCGCCTTCAAGCTTCTTGTAGATAGCTTTTATTAGGTTTCTACCCTTTAATGATACCTCATAAAGCGAAGCCTCGCCATTCATTCGCTCCCTCCACTTACTAATCCATCCATCTCGGTACAATCTGGCCCATCTTACGTTGTCCCATGACATCATTTTATTGAACTCAACAAACTTTGATTTATTAAAAAGCCTCTCGCTGTGAAGGAACAGTAGCATTTCTAGGTCTGAGTAGCTAAGACCGTGTTTTTCTCTTGCCCATATACGAACTATGCGCCAGTATTTTAAGTAATCTGACTTTGGTTCTACCCTTGTATAGGTTTTCTTAATAACCTTCTTGAATTCCATTTGAATTTAATTTAATATCTTTGCAAAGATAATTAAAGTATAATTATAAAATATATTACTAAATAATGTAAAACATTAAATACAATATAAAATAATATCTTTATCTTTGCATAAAAAATAAAATGAAAAGAGAAGATTTAACAAATAAAAAAATAGGTATTTTAACAGTTTTAAATTATAGTCATTCACATGTACAACCATCAGGTCAAAAAAGAGCAATATGGAATGTCATATGTGAGTGCGGAGTTAGTAAAAAGATGTCGGCTAACACATTAAGATCTGGTACAATATCTTGCGGATGTATATTTAATAGCAGAAGAAAAGAAGGATTTAATAAAATAGAACCTGGAGAAGCAAATTTTAATTATAAATATATATCTTGTAAGCATAGTGCTAAGACTAGAAAAATAGAATTTAAATTATCAAAAGAAGAATATAGAAATATAATAATACAAGATTGCATATATTGTGGATCAAAAGGAGAGATGCATCACACAAAAAGAAGCAGTAATGGTTTATTTGTATCAAATGGAGTTGATAGAGTAGATAGTAGTGTAGGATATTTTTTGAATAATTGCGTTCCTTGTTGTAAAAAATGTAACATAATGAAAAATTCATTAAGTAAAGAAGAGTTTATTGATCACGTAAAAAAAATACATAATTTTAGTAAGAAATGTTAAAATCTGGGAACAGCGCTAAAACCATAAGCGCAAACATAAGAACTGAAATGAAAAGTGGAAAATCTCAGGCTCAGAGTATTGCGATAGCATTATCAAAAGCTGGAAAATCTAAAAAAAAGAAATAGTTATGAAAAAAATGATGATGGCTGCTAAGCCAAAAGCGAGTAAAATGGCTGCTAAACCAATGATGGCTAAAGCAGGAGCTAAGAAAGGCATGTCTTCTTGCGGTACTAAGAAAAAGTAATCGTGTTAAAAAGAAAAGACGGGTCAATGTCTAAAATGGGACTTTGGGATAACATTAGAGCCAACGCTGGTAGCGGAAAAGCTCCGACTAAAGAGATGTTAAAGCAGGAAAAGAAAATAAAAAAGAAGAAATAGTTATGCCTGGTAAGACAGCTACATATTACAAAGAAAACCCTGAGGCTAGAAAGAAACGAAACGAGTATCAGAAGCAATACAACAAGAGCGATAAGCAGGTTGCTAAGCGAGTAGAACTTAATCGTGAAAACAGGAGAAGGGGAACTTACGGTAACGGAGATGGAATGGATCTATCACATACCAAGAGGGGGTTTGTAATGAAGAGGGCTTCTGAGAATAGAGGAGACACTAATGACATGTCTGGAGATAAAAAATCAAGAGGTAAGAATGAGCGTAAAAAGTAAGATGAGATGTGGAGAGGTTAAACCATCCACTAGACCGGGTAAGAAGATAATGAAACTTTACTGCATGGATGGTAAGGAAAAGTTAGTTCATGCCGGAGCTAAGGGATACGGAAATAACTACTCAGACACAGCAAGAAAATCATTCAAGGCTCGTCACAAGTGTTCTACAGCAGATCCTGGTACAGCTAGACATCTAGCATGTACTGAGTTATGGAAGGCTGGAGGCAGAAAGACATCTAATCCAAGCAATCGTAAAGGCAAATACTAATGAAGAAGATTATACAAAAGGCAGCTAAGTACGAATCAAAGAAGTCTCTTAACGGGGCTATGAAGTACCTTAAGGGCAATGTTGGTAAGGTAAAGACAACAAAGAAGTAGTATGTTACTAGGAAACGCAATAGAATTAGTTACTGAAGCAACCGGAATTAAGAAGGTTGTAGAAACTATATCAGAAAAAACAGGAAAGGACTGTGGATGCGCTGCTAGAAAGGCAAAGCTAAACAATCCTGATTTACTAATAAACAAAATATTAAATAAAAATGGCATATCAAAAATTACAAACTGAGAGAGGTTTACCGGTAGTTAAATCAGACACGCTAAACATTCCTTCGGTTAACGGATCTGAAGTTGCTGGAGCTTGCGTATTGTACACTGGCACTGGAGGAGTTATTAGAGTTCTTACAGCCGGGGGAGATGACATTACTTTGGTTTCAGTACCAGCAGGTGTTGTTTTACCAATTCAAGTAATTCGTGTATTCGCAACAACTACAACAGCAACAGGTATTATAGCACTTTGGTAATATGAGCACAAGAGAAAAGGTAGACTTGTTCCTTAGTAAATGGGTTAGTAGAAAGCTAATGGTATTTGCCATTGCATCTACTGCTTTATTTTCTGGAAGTATAGATAGCAGCGACTGGGTTATAGTAGCTACGTCTTACATTTCATTACAAGGAGTTACTGACATTGTTGAACGAATATATAAATCAAGAAATGTCTAATAACGATCTAAAAATAGGAGCTATAAACGCAATAACAATGGCAATAAGCTTTACAAATGTAGAGAGTATTTTAAAGATAATTCTATTAATAGTATCTATAGCGTATACTGCGCTAAAGACGTACGAAATAATTAAGAATAAAAAAAATATCGATTAACATGAAATTGTCGAAAAATTTATCATTAGCTGAGATGATCCGTAGCGAATCTGCAAAGAGAGCCGGAATAAACAACATGCCAACAAAGGAACACTTAGAAAGCATGAAGATCTTAGCTGAAAAAATATTTCAACCAATAAGAGATCACTTTAAAGTGCCTATACACATTTCGTCAGGATATAGAAGTAAGGCATTAAACGCTTCAATCAAAGGGGCTAGTAAAAACTCTCAACATGCTTTAGGTCAAGCACTCGATTTAGATATGGACGGGACCGAAATAACAAATAAACAGGTATTTGATTATATTAAAGATAATTTAGAGTATGATCAGTTAATTTTTGAATTTGGTACGGATAGCAACCCAGCATGGGTACACGTATCATTTAACTCTAAAGGAAAACAAAGAAAGCAAATACTTAAAGCTACAAAGAAAAATGGCAAAACTGTTTACTCTACTTACTAGTATACTACTAATAGTATCTTGCTCATCAAGAAAAGTTGCTATTGTAAAAGAAGATACTAAAATTACAACAGACAGTACAGCTATTGTAAAAACAGACTCTGTTTCTACAACTACAAACAATATTAAAATAGTCGAGAACGTATCTGAATTCGAAATAAAACCACTACACGATAGTTTACCTATTGTAATATACGGTACAAGTTATTATAACGCCGTTATCAAGTATAAAAAACAAAATAAAGTACTGATAGATACCTCAAAAAAAATAGAGTCTAAAAAAGCCTTAAAAACGATAGTTAAAAAAAAGCAGGAATCTAAAAAAACAAAAGACAAGGTGGTTGATAAAAAAGCAAATTACTTTGTGTATTTATGGTTGCTGATTATCCCAATAGGTATAATTATATATAGAGAACTAAAGAAAAAAATATTCTTATAATGGCCAAGCAAACCGAATCAAACAAGAAGGAATTTAAGAAGATTAGCAGACCAGGTACACACTCTAAAGCCAAGACTTCTAAATTAAAATCAAGTAAGAATTACGTGAAGAAAAATCGCGGACAAGGAAAATAATATGACAAAGATAAGTACATATATTATAGATGAGAAGATCACCGCCCTTGACAAGTGGATTGGTTCTGATGCTAACATGCAGAATAGGACAAAAAACTTTACACCTAAAAAGCTAGCGGAATACTTCAATGAAAATCAAGTAATAAATATTGGGATTCCTCTTCAATATAAGTACTATACACTAGAACCTTTAGAGCAAAGACCTAATGGAACGTTGACATTTGTACCTGAAATAGGACCGACTGTAGATTTTTCTACGGTAACTACTTTTATACTTAGCAAGTACACTATGAAGCAAAACATAGTGTCTGAATTTCTTGATTTTTTAGTAGGATCTAAAGTATTGCTATTTAAATCTAGCGATATAAACTCATTTGGATATTATAAAATAACAAGCATAGAGCCTTATATTGTTGATCCTAATTTCTTCGTAGTAACTGTTGATTATGAGACGGGTAATGGAGAGTTAGAAGAGGACGAGGACTACATGATATCGTTAGTGAGTCTGGATGACCCTGCTGATAAAACATTTGTATTTACACAGGATACGCCTGCTAATCCTTGGATAATCAATCATAACCTTAATAAATTTCCATCCGCCACTATGGTCCTTTCTACCGGTCAGGTCGGAGTTGCAGATGTTAGGTATATAGACGAGAACAATTTAACAATAACTTTTTCTGGAGATGAATCTGGGAAAGCATACATGAACTAACTATGGCAATACAATTTTTAAATAACCTAAATATTAACGACAATCAGTTGTTAAATGCTAAGGTTCAGGTTGCTTCAACTGCACCTACAGCTGCAAAAGGTCAAATATATCTTGACAGCACAACAAACGTAAACACTTTAAAGTACCATGACGGGTCTCAGTGGATAGGATTAAAACAAGTAAACCTTAACAATAGTACATTTGTTAGTTTAGTTGATTTAAGTGTACCTGGTAGCAATGTGATAAGTATAGAAGCTAGTTTTTCAGCAACTGGTACACCTAGTAGTACAACATTCTTAAGAGGAGATAATACATGGGGAACTCCTATTGGAGCCTTATATACTTTACCAGTAGCCGCTGGAGGAGCGAATTCTGCTGTAATTAGTTTGACAGAACAAACACTTACAACTCAGGTTGTGTCCAACGTTACTTTTAACGGAACAGCAAATGGTGTAAAAATAACTGAGTCTACTGGAAATAACGGATCTATAACTATAGGATTACAAGACAGTATTACATTAGCCGGTACATTAACAGTTCAAGGAACGGGACAATCTAGTTTTGCAGGTCAAGTTACAATTCCAGAAGTTCCAGTTGCAAATACAGATGCTGCTAGTAAGGCTTATGTTGATTTATCAACTACTGGAGCTTTAATATTTCAAGGCGGATATGATGCTGCAACAAATACACCTAACCTAGATTCTCCTCCAACTGGTACAATCAAGAAAGGCTTTATGTGGACCGTTACGATTGATGGAACTTTCTTTACTGAACAAGTTAGAGTAGGCGATTCATTAATAGCCAAATCAGATACGCCAACAACTTTAGCGGACTGGACAACAGTTCAGAGTAATATTGACTTGGCTACACTTACAACTGTAGGTTTAGGTAATGTAAATGCAGGAGATGGTATTGGAGTTACTTACTCTAATGGTACCGCTACAGTTACAAATACAGACAAGGGATCTTCTCAAAATATATTTAAGAACATTGCTGTAGCCGGACAATCTACGGTTGTAGCTGATAGTAATAACGATACCTTAACGTTAGTAGCGGGTAATGCAATTGTAATTACAACAGATAATACAACGGATGAGATAACAATAGCATCAACATACACTCCACCTACTATATCTTATGCGGCAACTATTACAGGAACAGCCACGGTGATACACAGTCTAGGGACAACAGATGTAATAGTTCAACTATATGATGCTGTAACTTACGATACTGTATACGCAGATGTTACGAGATCTAATACAAATAGCGTTTTAATAACATTTGCTGCAACACCAACTAATCCAATTAGAGTATTGGTACAAAAATAAAATATAGTATATGAAATTTAAAAGTGATATAGAGGTACAGGCTGGTCTTAAAGATTCGTCTGGAGCGGCAGGTACATCTGGTCAGGTGTTATCGTCAACTGCTTCAGGAGTTTCGTGGGTAAGTCAGTCGGGATTTGTTCCGTACACAGGTGCTACTGGAGACGTTAATTTAGGTATCCATCAATTGAAGGCAGATAGTTTAGCTGTATCTACTTCTAGTTTAGAAACTGTAGATGCAGGCGAAATAGTTTGGAATGCAATAGATGGAACGTTTGATATGGGATTGATAGCTGGAGTTACGCTGCAAGCCGGTCAAGAGATGCACATATATGGTAAAGCTACTGAAGTTATTTCAAACGGGCAAGCTGTTATGTTTGCAGGTGTTCAAGGCGATCATATCCTTATAGCTAAAGCAGATGCAGCAACTATAAACGCTAATCCTGAATATTTTATAGGGGTTGCCACTAATGACTTTACTAATAATCAATTTGGCTATGTAACTATATTTGGTAATGTTAGAGGTTTAAATACTACAGCATATACGTTAGGATCTGTTTTGTATTATGACTCAACAACAGCTACTGACGGGTTACTAACGGCAACAGAACCAACAGCACCTAACGCAAAAATAGAGGTTGCAGCAGTTGTTAGAGTTCATACCACACAGGGCATACTTTTGGTGAGACCCCATGTAATGCCTAAGTTAAACGATGTTCAAGATGTTTATGCGCCATCTCCATCTAATAATAATGGTTTATGGTGGAACACTGCAAACTCTAGATACGAAAATAATTCAATATCAGGTATTTTAGGATATACTGCGGCAAACGACGCGAATGTTGTTAAGTTAACCGGAGATCAAGGTATGTTAGGTATAAAATCTTTTAACCATATAAACGGATCTGTTGAAAACTTTACGACTAGATTAAACTACTTTTTTGACAATGGTATTATAAGAAGCGACGTTACGCCTTTAGAAACTATTAACAACCTTACATCTCAGTCTATATTTAAAGTTGATAAAGACGGAAATACTACAGCCAATTCTTTTATAAAAATAGGAGGTAACTCTACGCAATATTTAAAAGCCGACGGGTCTGTATCAACTGCAATGAACTCTAGAATAGAGGTTAATTTTACAGCTACTTCAGGGCAAACAACATTTACTACACCTTACGAGGTTGGTCAGATAGATGTTTACTACAATGGTTCTAAATTGAATCCTAGTGAGTTTACAGCGACAAACGGAACTACTGTAGTATTAGCTCAGGCAGCTACATTAAACGCTCAAATAAGCATAGTTAAATACGTTGCAGCGTTATCAACAACAGCAATAAGAAATGAGACTACATTTACAGCTACATCAGGTCAAACTACATTTAGTGTAAACTACACAGTTGGACAGTTAGATGTGTTCTATAATGGTTCTAAATTAAACGTAAGTGAATTTACAGCAACTAATGGAACATCTGTTGTATTAGGATTTGCTTGTGTAGCAGGAGAAAGTGTAGTGTTTGTTAGTTACGTTAATCAAGTTAGTGGCGCTTCTGGTACTGCTAATAGAGTAGCTAAGTTTACTGGAGCTGCTACGTTGGGTGATAGTCAGATATTTGATAATGGAACAAATGTAGGCATAGGAACTACTAATGCAGGGTTTAAGTTAGATGTTAATGGAACTGGTAGGTTTACGCAAGGTGTAAATTTAGCTACTTCGTCAGGCAGCGTAGGTATAGGAACTACAAGTCCATCCCGATTACTAGATGTAAATGGGTTGTCAATGTTCAACGGAGCTCAGATAAGAAGTACAGGTGATGGAACTACACTCGTTGGTTTCTTTGGAAACAGATCAGGCTGGACAGGTGGTACATTAAACAATGACTTAGTAATAGGAGCATATACAAGTAATATCTCATTTTTTACTAATAATAGTACTACAGAGAGTTTACGTATTTTATCAAACGGTACTTTAGCATTTAACGGAACCGCTGTTGAAAATAATGGAAACCTTGATAAATTAACAATAGGGTACCAAGGAACTTACGGATGGATACAAACATGGAATGCAACACCTTTATATCTAAATAGATTAGGAAATGCAGTTTTTGCAGGAACCCAAAGAATAGATAATAATTCTGACAAAAGAATAAAGGAAAACATACAGCCTATAGAAGGAGCCTTAGATACACTATTAGCGTTAAACGGTAAAAAGTTTAACATGCTAGACGAAGATAATATATTAAGATATGGATTTATAGCTCAAGAAGTACAACCTCACTTAAGTGATTTTGTAACTGAAAGTGATAGAAGATTTGAAAAAGGAGACTTAGTAGTAGAGAACCTGATGACATTGGAGAGCTCAGGTACCGCTTGGGCAGCATTATTAGTAGAGGCTATTAAAGAACAACAAGCTCAAATCAAAGAATTACAAGACGAGATAATTTCGTTAAAAAATAAATAATATGGGATTAACTAAAGATTTAGGTGCATTACCAAGAGCGATAACGGTAGATAGTAATAATAGGGTCGGGGTTTCGGTAAATAATCCTAGTGTTCAATTTAATGTTGGTCATGCTAGTCATGGAGTCGGAATAGCTTATTTAGGAGCTACATCACTTCCTTCTTCTTCTGGATTTTTTACAGACAGCGGTGTTAATGGAGGTCAAGGATTCGGTTCTTTGCAAATAAAGTCAAGAACAGACTTTTCAGGTTATAGCATAAACTTTTTTACAGCCCTAACAGCTAATGTTCCAGTTGAAAGAATGAGGATTGCATCTAACGGTAATATAGGTATAGGTACGACAAATCCGATCTACAATGTAGATATAAACGGAGGAAGTTCTTCTACTTTTATAAGAGTAGCTAGAGATACTGGATACGCAATGCTTGGTGCTGGACTAGGATTTAGTGCAGTATATTCTAGAAATAGTTCTGACTTACCTAGAAATTTCATTATAGATGCTGCTAATGTAGGAATAGGAACTGAATCTCCTAATAGTTATTTAGCAGGAACAGTCGGACTTGTAAATTTTCATGCAACTTCCCCAGCATTAAGTCTTGGGAATAACAGTACATATTGGTTAAATTACCTAGCAGGAACTGAGTATAGATTTTTTAATCCTACAAATTCTGTTGTTCATACAATATTTCTTAATGGAAATTATTCTTTTTTAGGAACAAATGTTTCTGATATAAGATTAAAAAAAGATATACAGGAACTAAATGTGAATTATACAGAAAAAGTAACTAGTTTAAAACCTAAAAGTTACTTTATGAAGGATAATAAAAATAGAAAGCACTATGGGTTTATTGCTCAAGAAGTATACGAAACTATACCAGATTTAATTAGTGGTGATATTAACGGTGAAGAATATCTAGGTGTTGATTATAATGGAATTATAACGTTATTAGTTGGGTCTATTAAAGAATTAACTGCTAGATTAGAAATTTTAGAAAACAAATAATATGGGACTAAATAGAAATTTAGGGCAATTAACAGAGGTTATAACTGAGAGCGGTGGTAATATATTAATAGGAACTGGAACTAGCAGTGGTCAAAAATTGCGAGTTAATGGAGCTGGAAGATTTGACGGCAATGTTGGTATTGGTATAGTTCCTAATTATAGTTTAGATGTATATTCAGCAATAAGTCCAGCTACAATTGGATTAAAATCTAACGACTTATATAACTCTGTATTTAGAGATTATACAACAGTAACATCTTCATTTTTAGATATAGTAACAGAAAGAACAGATGGAGGGTCATTTAATTTTTTATTAGTAATTACAAGCACATTGATTGCTTCGGCTGGTTTTAGGAGTTATTACACGTTATCGGTCACAGGTAGGGGTACTTCTGGAAATACAACTATTTTATCATACACACCTATTCTTACACCTACAAGAACAGCGATAGTAGTTTCGTTTCCTTCAAATGGGGTTATAAGATTAACTTTATCAGGAGGTGAAAGTTGCCAAATTAAAGCAACTATAATGGGGCATGGAGCATTGTAAAAATGAAGATAAATAAATAAATACTTAAAAAACAAATAATGAAAACAATTGAAGCAGTATCCATTTGGGATAACGGAACAACACAGACAGCAACTATTTTAAATGCTTATGCGGTAAATGTAACATTGAATACATCTGCAACTTTTTACTATTCTTTGATGTCTCAAACAGAATCAGGAATGATAGGTAATCAATTAGCTCAAGGTAACTTGACTATGACAGGAGAAGCGTACGCTGACTGGACAGTTGATAACTACGCATGGGATTATATCGCTGAACAACTTAACCTTGTTATCACCGGAGAGTATGTTCCGCCAACACCACCAGAACCTATTGTTGAAGAAGTAACTGAAGAATAATTATGACAAAGATAAGCCAATACCCGGACGACAACGAAATAACAGTTGAAGATAAGTTAGTAGGAACCGACGCAGAGAATAGTTTAGAAACTAAGAACTTTACATTCGCTGATGTGATCAGCTTCCTGCAACAGAACTTACTTATAATGAATGCGCCTTCATTTACAAGTATACTAGAGTATGCTAATAACGCAGCAGCAGTTACAGCAGGGTTAGCAGTAGGTAAGGTTTACAGAACAGGAGATGTTTTGAAAATCGTACATTAAAAAATAATTTGTATATTTGCCAATAAATTCAAATCAAAATGAAAAGATCAATCGAAGAAAAGGAATTAAAAAAACTACAAGAAATTGAGTCGTTCTTTAAAAGTGCAAACGAGGCGTTAGGTCAATTAACGACTGAGTATGAGTTCAAGAAGTCTGATGTTTTAAGACAAGTGAACGAAAAACTTATCAAACAGGACGAGCTTAAAAAAGAACTAGCTGAAACTTACGGAGAGAATATTACTATTGATATCAATACAGGAGAAATCTCTGAAGCTGAACCACAGGCGTAATGTTCGATATTAGAAAAATAACAATAGGGGCTGACTACAAGAGTAATGGTATGCATTACATTGTAGGACAGCCTATATTGGATAAATCCTACACAATTCATCTAATGCGACTTGATGAGAATACGGGCGGTATTAAGATCTGGATAGAGAAGGATAACGAGATCTTTCTTTGGAAGGAGTTTAATTCTAATATGCCTATCTCTATAGAGTATAACATAAACTTCTAATGAAATCCCCAAACATGTTCATCGTCAAACCACTCAATGGAAGACGATATGACAACATTAAAGAGATCGGAGGACTTGAATTAATTACCAGCGTATCACAGGAAGACCACACAGTGTCTAACAGGTATGCAGAGGTAGTAGAAACCCCTATAAACTATTCAGGAGAGATATCAAAAGGAGATATACTTCTAGTGCATCATAACGTATTCAAGTTATATTACGATATGCGTGGAAGAGAAAAGAGTGGCGCTAGTTATTTCAAGGACGATCTGTTCTTTGTTGACTACGAGCAGTTCTTTCTTTATAAGCACAACGACAACTGGAAATCTCATTCCAAGTATTGCTTTATAAAACCTATAGAATCTAAAGACTCTATAATTAAAAAGAATTGTAAGGAGGAGCCTCTTATCGGAACTATAGCTTATATTAATGATGAGTTATTATCACTAGGGCTTAGTGTGGGGGATGAAATAGCATTTGAACCAGATAGTGAATATCCTTTTACTATAGACGGAGAAAAACTGTACAGGATGTTTACTAATAACATCACACTGAAATGGAATTAAAAGAAATTAAACAGAGAATTATCGATGCTGGATACAAGGCAGTTGAGGAACTTATAAAGGTCGCTGAAGATACTATTATAAGAGGTGGAGATGATGACTTATCATCTGATAAATTAAAGAACGCAGCAGCTACCAAGCGCTTAGCTATAGAAGACGCATTTAGTATTTTAAGTAGAATAGAATCTGAAAAAGAAAAACTAAACGAGGATCCTAAAGAAGTAGCTAAGCCAGAATCTAAAATACAAGGATTTGCAGAAAAACGATCAAAATAACTTATATTCAGTTGTACGAAATCATATTCCAGCTAACACCTTGTCTATTAAGAACAAGAAGGCTAGTTGGGAGTATGGCTATGATGAGAAGTATGACATGATCGTTATATCAAAGAACGGTACTATCGGTGATATCTATAACGTTAATGGATTGTACATCGCGTTACCTGCAACTCCTGACAAGATTTACTCAAGAGACAAAAAGAAAGAGAATCAGTACTGGCAACCATTTGAGTATCCTAAGGAGCTTGATAAGATTAAGTCTATATTCCAGTGGCATAATACTCCAGGAGAGTTTAAAGCTAAATGGGTAGACTATATAGAACAAGAGTTCGATAGAAGAGAGAACGGATTCTTTTTTATGAATAACGGTGTTGAGACGTACATGACTGGCTCTCATTACATGTACTGTCAGTGGACTAAGATTGACGTTGGACTTCCTGACTTCAGAGAAGCTAACAGGATATTCTTTATTTATTGGGAGGCGTGTAAGGCAGACCCTAGATGCTTTGGGATGGTATACCTTAAGATTAGACGTTCTGGGTTTTCATTTATGGCTTCGTCTGAGGCTGTAAATATAGGAACACTTGCTAAGGATGCTAGGATTGGTATTCAGTCCAAGACAGGAGGGGATGCTAAGACAATGTTTACCAACAAGGTAGTTCCTATTTCTAGTAACCTTCCGTTCTTCTTCAAGCCGATCATGGACGGTATGGATAAGCCTAAGACTGAACTAGCCTTTAGAGTCCCTGCATCTAAGATTACCAAGAAGAATATGTATGATGATTCTGAAACAGAGCTTGAAGGATTAGATACGTCTATTGACTGGAAGAACACAGCAGACAACAGCTATGATGGGGAAAAGCTTATATACTTAGTTGAGGATGAATCAGGTAAGTTGGAGGCTCCTAATAATATATTGAACGGATGGCGAGTTAGAAAGACCTGTCTTCGTTTAGGTAGTAGAATTATCGGTAAGTGTATGATGGGATCTACTCCTAACGCACTTGCTAAGGGTGGTGCTAACTTTAAAAAACTATACGAGGATTCAAACATAAAGACTCGTAACGAGAACGGACAGACCAAGTCAGGTATGTACTCCCTATACATTCCAATGGAATGGAACTTCGAGGGCTATATTGACAGATACGGTATGCCTGTATTTAGAAAACCGGAAACTCCTATAACAGGGATTGATGGAAGACCTATAACTAACGGGGCTATTGATTACTGGGAGAACGAGGTTGCGTCTTTAAAGAATGACGCTGACGCTCTTAACGAGTTTTACAGACAGTTCTCAAGAACAGAGTCTCACGCATTTAGAGATGAAAGTAAGGCTTCATTGTTCAACCTTACAAAGATCTATCAACAGATAGACTATAACGACTCTTTAATTAGAGATCAAATACTAACTAGAGGATCGTTTCACTGGAAGAACGGAGAAAAGGATACTCAGGTGGTATGGACTCCAGATCCAAGAGGAAGATTCTTAGTATCGTGGATCCCTAACTCAGCAATGCAGAATCAAATAATTTATAAGAATGGAAACAAATATCCTGCAAATGAGCATATTGGCGCTTTTGGCTGTGACCCTTATGACATATCCGGAACGGTCGGAGGAGGTGGATCGAATGGATCCCTACATGGACTTACGAAATTTAACATGGATAACGCTCCTAGTAATCATTTTTTTCTTGAGTATATAGCTCGTCCACAGACAGCAGAGATATTTTTTGAAGAGGTGCTAATGGCGTGTGTATTTTATGGCATGCCAATCCTTGTAGAGAATAATAAGCCAAGGCTATTGTATCACTTCAAGAACAGAGGATACAGAGGGTTTTCAATGAACAGGCCAGATAAACATTTCACTAATCTTTCTAAAACAGAAAGAGAGCTAGGAGGAATACCTAACTCATCTGAAGATGTTAAGCAATCTCATGCCGCTGCTATTCAATCGTATATAGAAAAGTATGTAGGAATTGATACCGAAGGTACGTATAGAGACTCAGATGAAATGGGTGATATGTACTTCACAAGAACGATAGAGGAATGGGCTAAATTCGATATAAATAATAGAACGAAATTTGACGCTGCAATTAGTTCAGGGTTAGCTATTATGGCTAATCAGAAGAACATATATTTAGCGGCAAAGAAAGAGTCGAAAATAAGTGTTAATTTTGCAAAGTATAATAACTCAGGAACTAGAAGTGAACTTATTAGATAATGGCGTACTTATACAGACATATTAGATTAGATAAAAACGTTCCGTTTTATATTGGTATAGGAATAGACAGTTCTTACTATAGAGCTAACTCTAAGAAGAGTAGGAATGATCATTGGAATAAAATAGTAAATAAGACAGATTATGAAGTTGAAATATTATTCGAGCACGATGATTACGATTTCATAAAAGAAAAAGAAATTGAATTTATTGCTTTACACGGAAGAAGCGATTTAGGGTTAGGTACTTTATGTAATCTAACAAATGGAGGTGATGGATGTTTAGGTTTAGTTCATTCATATGAAGCTAAATTAAAAATGAGTATTCCTAACAAAGGTAAGATAATATCTGAGGAACAAAGAAGAAAAGTATCTGAGTTTCATAAAGGAAGAGTTCATAGTTTAGAATCTAGAAAAAAAATGTCCGAGGCTGTCATGGGTGAAAAGAATCACATGTACGGAAAAAAGATATCAGAAGAAACCAGACAAAAGAAAATAAAATCAGCTAAAAGAGGTTCTGAAAATGTAACTTCTAAATTAACTGAACAGGATGTTTTAAAGATAAGGGAAATATACTTAACTAAAAAATATAGTCATGTAAAGTTAGCTAAAATGTATAATATATCTAAAAGTAACGTATATTCCATATTAAAAAGAAATACTTGGAAACATATATAATATAAATGAAAGAAGTAAAAATAAATATTCCTGCGACTGCTTTTCCTAATCAATTCGCATCTGATAAAGAAAAAGAAAGTTTAGAATACGGACTGCAAATCTCAAGCGCAATTCAATACGAATGGTTCCGCAAGGACGGTAATAACTCAAGATTCTATGATCAGTGGGGAAACTTCCATAAATTAAGATTATACGCAAGGGGAGAACAGTCTATAGGAAAGTATAAGGATCAGATAGCTGTTGACGGTGACTTATCTCATACTAACCTTGACTTTACCCCGGTACCTATTATACCAAAGTTTGTTGATATCGTTGTTAACGGTATGAATAATAGGTTATTTAAACCTAAGGCATACGCTCAGGATGCAATGTCAGCAGACAGAAGATCTAAGTATCAAGATATGATACAAGCAGATATGGTGTCTAAGGATCTTTTACTTCAAGTTAAAGACCAGTTTGGTGTTGACGCTTTTGATACTAATCCGGATGAACTTCCAGAGAACGATGAGGAACTATCATTATATATGCAGCTTAACTATAAGCCTGCAATAGAGATAGCCGAAGAGGAGGCTATTAATACAGTACTTGAAGAAAACAGATATAACGAAACCAGAAAGAGAGTTGACTACGATATAGCTACCTTAGGGATAGGGATGGCTAAGCACATGTTCCTTCCTGGTGACGGAGTTAGAGTAGAGTATGTTGACCCTGCAAATGTTGTGTACAGTTATACCGAGGATCCTTACTTTAGAGATTGTTTCTATTGGGGAGAAATAAAGACTGTGCCTATAACAGAGCTAGTTAAGATTGATCCTACACTTACTAATGATGACTTGAAAGAAATTTCAAAATACAGTCAGTCATGGTACGACTATTACAACTCAGCTCAGTTTTATAATAACAGCTTGTTCAGTAACGATACAGCTACGTTATTATATGTAAATTACAAGACTACAAAGAAAATCGTCTACAAGAAAAAGAACCTTGAAGACGGAAGTTATAAGATAATAGAAAAAGACGACACGTTTAATCCACCACAGGAGATGATGGATGAAGGTCGTTTTGAAAAGATTGAAAAGACTATCGACGTTTGGTATGACGGTGTAATGGTGATGGGTACTAACATCATGTTGAAATGGGAGTTATCCAAAAACATGGTAAGACCTAAGTCAGCTTCTCAACACGCAATACCTAACTACGTAGCAGTGGCTCCAAGAATGTATAAAGGAAACATCGAATCTCTTGTTAAGAGAATGATTCCATTTGCAGACTTAATACAAATGACTCACTTAAAGCTACAACAAGTAATATCTAAAGTAGTTCCTGATGGTGTGTTTATTGATGCCGATGGATTGAACGAAGTTGATCTTGGTAACGGAGCAGCATACAATCCTGAAGACGCACTTAGATTATACTTCCAAACAGGTAGTGTCATTGGTAGAAGCTACACAGGAGATGGTGAATTCAATAACGCTAGAGTTCCTATTCAAGAACTTAACTCAAATAGTGGTCAGTCTAAAATACAAAGTTTAGTTGGAAGTTACAACCACTACTTAAGTATGATTAGAGATGTTACAGGGCTAAACGAAGCTAGAGACGGATCTAATCCAGATCCTAACTCTTTAGTTGGTGTTCAGAAACTAGCTGCTCTTAATTCAAATACAGCTACAAGACACATTCTTGAGTCTAGTTTATTTATAACCAAGTCATTAGCAGAAGCTATTTCTTACAGAGTTGCAGATATACTAGAATACTCTGACTTTAAAGAGGAGTTTATAAATCAGATCGGTAAGTACAATGTAGGTATATTGGATGAAATCAAGGACCTATATCTTTACGATTTCGGTATATTTATCGAAGTATCTCCGGATGAAGAAGAAAAGGCTCAGTTAGAACAGAACATAAATCTTGCTTTATCTAGAGACTCTATTTACTTAGAGGACGCTATTGATATTAGAGAAATGAGAAACCTTAAGTTAGCTAATCAATTACTTAAACTTAAGAGAAAGAAAAAAGAAGAGCAGATCCAAAAGAACGAGCAAGCCAAGCAACAAATGCAAGGTCAGATTCAGATGCAGTCACAACAGATGGCAGCTCAAACTGCAATGCAAAATATACAGGCTGAAACTCAATCTAAAATGCAGATCAAGCAAGCGGAGATTGCTTATGAGATAGAGAAGATGAAGAGCGAGGCTCAATTAAAGATGGAGCTTATGCAAATGGAATTCCAAATGCAGATGCAGCTTAAGGGAGCTGAATTCGAAACTGTTAAAACAAAGGAGCAGTTAAAAGAAGAAGCTAAGGATAAGCGTATAAGCTTGCAAAATACACAGCAGTCTAAATTAATTGATCAACGTAAAAACAACCTTCCTCCTATGAATTTCGAATCTACAAATGATAGTTTGGATTCGTTCGATTTTGCTGAGTTTGAACCTAGATAATAAAGCATTATATTTGTACAAAATATAATTTATGATAGGTATATATAAAATAACATCTCCTTCAGGTAAGGTATATGTCGGACAGAGTGTTAATATAGAAAATAGAATTAAAAAATACGCAAGTTGTAGTTGTAAATTACAAGTAAGGTTATATAGTTCTATTAAAAAATACGGATGGGATAACCATGTTTTTGAAGTTATAGAAGAATGCGATAAAGATCAATTAAACCAAAAGGAAAGATATTGGCAAGATAGATATGAATGTATAGGTAAAAAGGGATTGAATTGTCTTTTAACAAACTCTAACGATTCAAGAAAAGTTATATCTGATGAAATGAAGGCCAGAATTTCTAATTCAGTAAAAGGATTTAAGCATACTGAAGAGGCTATACAAAAAATAAAGAAAGGATTGATAGGTAGACCTGTATCAATACAGACAAGACTTAAAATATCAGAAAGTAATAAAGGAACTGTGTTTTCTAAAGAAAGAAGAGATAAAATATCAAAAGCTTTAACTGGAAGAAAATTATCTAAGGAGTGTTTATTAAAGAGAAGTAAAAGCATTTCTGGAGAAAAAAACTATAAAGCTAAAATAATTTTAAACACACAAACCGGAATATACTATGGATGCATAGCTGATGCAGCTAAAGCTCACAACATGATTAGGTCTACCCTTAATAATTATTTAACAGGGCATAGACCTAATAAAACAAGCATGATTTATGCCTAGATAGTATAAAATTATAATTAAGTAACTTTGCAAAAAATTAAATCAAATGGAAAACACTTTCACTGTAAGGGACCTAGGTGTCGCCGAACAAAAATCAGTACAGGAAGTTGAACAAGAGTTATTGGCTAAGCATGAAGAGAGTATTGCAGAACCATCTCAAGTAGAAGTTCAACAAGAACCTGAAGTAGAAGTAGAATTACCAGCTGAGCCGACAAGGGCAGAGCTAGAAGATAACGACGTTCTTTCATATATTAAAAACAGATACGGAAAGGAAGTAAACTCTATTAATGATCTTATCGCGGAGAGAGAAGAGAAGAAAGAGGATTTACCAGAAGATGTAGCTGCGTATTTTAAATACAAAAAAGAAACAGGTAGAGGAATAGAAGATTTTGTTAAATTAAACAGGAACTTTGACGACATGAGTCCTGATGATTTATTAGTTGAGTACTATTCTCAAACAGAAGAGGACTTAGACAGAGATGATATTCAATATATGATCGAGGATAAGTTTTCATACGACGAGGAGTTTGATGACCCTAAGGACATCAAGAAAAAGGAAATAGCTAAGAAAAAAGAGCTTGCTAAAGCTAAAAAGTTTTTTGATGAGTACAAGGAAACATACAAGACGCCTCTTGAGTCAAAAGGTGGTCTAGTTTCTGAAGACGAAAAAGAAGCTTATGAGGCTTACAAGAAATATGTTCAAGAATCCAGTAGTCAACAGGAGGAGAGTCTAAGAAAGTCTCAATACTTTCAAAAGAAAACTGAAGAACTTTTTTCTGATGAATTCAAAGGTTTTGATTTCAATGTAGGAGATAAGACAATTAAGTTTTTACCGGGAGATGTTACAGAGACAAAGAGAGCTCAGTCAGATGTGGTTAATTTCATATCTAAGTATTTAGATTCTGACGGGTTAATTTCAGATCATGTTGGTTACCATCGTTCATTAGCCGCGGCAATGAATCCAGAAAAGATGGCCAAGTTCTTTTACGAACAAGGTAGAGCAGAGGCGTTATTAGATAACACTAAGAAAATTAAGAATATTGATATGGAGATGAGAAGCGCTCCGCAATCAATTGCTCAGTCTGGGTTTAAAGTAGTAGCTTCTGATAGCGATAGCGGAAGAGGACTAAGAATAAAAAGTAATAAAAAATAACAAACAAAACTAAAACAAAATGGCTGGATCAGTACAAGCAACCCCAGGGTTTGCATTACAACCTAGTGCTACAAGACAAACTTTAAGCACTAACTACATCACAAATTTTGACTTCTTGAATCAGTATCTTCCTGATACTTATGAAAAAGAATTCGAGCGTTACGGAAATCGTTCTGTTGCATCTTTCTTAAGAGCAGTAGGAGCTGAAATGCCGTCTAACTCAGACCTTATCAAATGGGCAGAGCAAGGTCGTCTTCACACTAAATACATCGACTGTGAGTCTGATGCTGCTGTTGGTGGAGATACTGCTACAATTACAGTAAACGATTCTTTAACAGGATCAATCGCTTTCAAACCAGGGCAAACTGTTTTCTTATCAGATAACGCTTCTGCTGCTAACTCTAACAAAGCTATCATTACTTCAGTAGATTACGCTGCTGGTACTTTTGATGTTGCTTACTACGAGGCTGCTGGACAAACTTTTGCTGCTACTGCTGTAGTTACTGCATTTGTTTATGGTTCTGAATTCAAAAAAGGAACTGAAGGTCAAACTGAATCTTTAGAGGCTCAAGACGATATCTTCGAAAACAGCCCAATCATCATCAAAGAGAAGTACGCTGTTTCTGGTTCTGACATGGCTCAAATCGGATGGGTTGAAGTAACTACTGAAAATGGAGCTACTGGATACTTATGGTACATTAAATCTGAGCACGAAACTCGTTTACGTTTCGAAGATTACTTAGAGATGTCTATGATCGAAGCTGTACCTGCTGAGGCTAACTCAGGAGCTATTGCTAACACTGCTTTTGGTAACAAAGGTTCAGAAGGTTTATTCTACGCTGTAGGACAAAGAGGTAACGTATGGGCTGGTGGTAACCCAACTGCTTTAGCTGATTTCGACGCTATCATCCAACGTTTAGACAAGCAAGGTGCTATCGAAGAAAACGTATTGTTCTTGAACCGTCAGTTCTCTTTCGATATCGACGATATGTTGGCTGCTCAAAACTCTTACGGTGCTGGTGGTACTTCTTACGGTTTGTTCGACAACGATAAAGAAATGGCATTGAACTTAGGATTTACAGGTTTCCGTAGAGGTTACGATTTCTACAAAACTGACTGGAAATACTTGAACGACGCTACACTTAGAGGTGGAGTAGTTGGTGGAGCTATTAACGGTGTATTAGTTCCTGCTGGATCTACTACTGTTTACGATCAAGTTCTTGGTAAAAACGCTAAACGTCCATTCTTACACGTTCGTTATAGAGCTTCTGAGACTGAAGACAGACGTTACAAAACTTGGATTACTGGTTCTGCTGGTGGAGCACAAACTTCTAGCTTAGATGCTATGGAAGTTCACTTCTTGTCAGAAAGAGCTTTATGTACTTTAGGTGCTAACAACTTCTTCTTGTTCGAGAACTAGAAGATAGTTATAATAAGAGAGGGGCTTAATTGTCCCTCTCTATTTTTTAAAATTTAAATCTTATCAAATGAAAAATCAAGTTATCCCTGTAGACAAGATCTACATACTAAAGAAAAAACAATCTCCGTTATCCTACATGTTGTCATCTAGAAATACTCATAGAGCACCATTGTTATACTTCGACGGACAATCAAACAGACCTTTAAGATATGCAGTAAACCAGAAAAGTCCTTTCGAAGACGAACAGGATGGTAATGCTATTTTAGAACCTATCGTATTTGTGGATGGTGCCTTAAAGGTTCCTAAAACCAATCCGGTACTACAAAAATTCTTAGAACTACACCCAGGCAATGGAAGCGTGTTCGAAGAGGTTAATACAGAAAAAGACGCTTCTTCTGATATTGATAAATTAACAAGCGAGCTAGATGCTCAGATTGCTGCTAGAGATTTAGATATTGACTCATTAGAGGCTGTAGCTAGAGTTCTATTAGGATCTAAAATTGAAAAAATGTCTACTGCTGAATTAAAGAGAGACGTATTCGTATATGCTAGAAACTATCCTACATCATTCTTAGAAATGTTGAACGATCCAATGCTACAGTTACGTAATACTTGCGCTAAATTCTTCGAGTATGACTTGTTGAAGTTAAAGAATAAGAATAGAGACATCTACTTTAACTTGCCTCAAAACAAGAAAAAATTATTGACAGTACCTTTCGGGGAAAATCATATTTACATATTAGCTTCTTACCTACAGACAGATGAGGGTATTGAAGTGTTGAGATTACTTGAGAATAAAATCGAGTAAATTACTTTTCTTTTATGTTTAAAGGCGCTCTTTTACAGGGCGCTTTTTTTTATTATCTTTGTAAAAAGTTTTTAAAAATGATAAACTCAGTAAGAAACACTGTATTATCTGTTGCTAACAAGAATAATTTCGGCTATATTACGCCTGATGATTTTAACTTGTACGCTAAACAGGCGCAGTTGGATATATTCGAAGACTACTTCTACCAATACAACACATGGATACTAAAGCAGAATGCTAGACAATCTGGAAGTGGATATGCAGATATTGTAAAGAATATAGAAGAAGTTATTGATGGCTTATCTTCAACAGCTAATCTAACTTATTCGTCACCGGTATTTAATTTACCGAATGACTTTTACTATTTAAATACGGTTAGATACGGATCAAAAGAAATAGATAAGACATCTCACGATAAGATATTAAACCTTTTAGCTTCTAATTTGACAGCTCCTTCTGTATTATACCCTGCGTATGTTTTAGAAGGAAACAGCGTAACGGTTTACCCGTCTTCAATAACCTCAAACGTAAGGACTCAGTACATTAGATTTCCTAAGGATCCTAAGTGGACTTACACGTCTTTATCAGGAGGAGAGCCGTTATTTAATCAATCAGCTCCTGACTATCAAGACTTTGAATTGCCGTTAACAGATGAGCCATTACTAGTAGCTAAAATACTTCAGTTCGCTGGCATATCTATTAGAGAAGGAGATGTTTTCTCTTTTGGATCAGGCGAAGAGGTTAAAAATCAACAAATTCAAGGATAAACATGGCATACTTAACTGGATATCAATATTACGAGAACTCAGGTAACGTACCTGAAGGAGAGAATTGGGGATCGTACCAGTACATCTCACTAGACGATATTGTGAATAACTTTATGCTTATGTATGTTGGTAACGACAAGTTAATCAATAACGTACAAAGATATAACGTTTTATTTCATGCTAAACGAGGAATTCAAGAAATAAACTACGATGCATTAAAAGAAATAAAGGTACTAGAGATAAGTATCTGTGACGATCTTAAATTCATATTACCAAACGATTACGTAAATTACGTTAGAATATCATTATATAAAGATGGTGTATTACGACCGCTTACTGAAAATATACAAACAAACTATAGCAACAGTTATTTACAGGATAATAATTGTAGAGTATTATTTGATCAAGATGGCAATGTACTTGAGGGTACTTCTATATTAGATTACGACAGAGTAACTAATCAACAAAAAACAATGTATCCTGGAAGCGGATTATACGCTGGTAGAGAGGGTATTAATATAGATCAAAACTGGTACTTCGATTACGCTATAGGAGCTAATTACGGATTAAATACTGAAACAGCAAACATAAATCCTACATATAGAATTGACAAGGCATCAGGGGTTATTAATTTTGGATCAGGCATGGCCGGAGAGTTGTGTATCTTAGAATATATTTCCGATGGTATGCAGGACGGTGACGATACTAAGGTTAGTATCAACAAGTTGGCAGAGGAATTTATATACGCGTACATTAAGTATGCTATCTTAAATGCCAAGGTAGGAATTCAAGAATATGTAGTGAACAGAGCTAAGAAAGACAAAACAGCTCTTCTAAGAAACGCAAAAATAAGATTGAGTAATATTCATCCGGGAAGATTGTTGATGAATATGAGAGGTCGTGATAAATGGATTAAGTAAGATATATGGCAAACGCTGATGTAAATTTCATTGCCGGTAGAATGAATAAAGATTTTGACGAGCGTGTAATCCCTGCTGGGGAGTACATTGATGCGTTAAATATCAGAATAGGATCTACTGAAAATAATAGTATAGGTGCTGTAGAAAATACCAAGGGTAATGTCAAGCTTACTACACTAAAGTATAACGGGGTTGAACTTACTAACGCTATTTGTATTGGTGCCTTTGAGGACGGAACAAATGAGACTATGTATTGGTTTGTTACATCTAGCACTGTTGATATGGTGGTGTCTTATAATACTAGTAAGAAAATACTAAACTACCACGTGCTTTCAGAGTCAGTTCTTAATTTTGATCCTAAATATTTAATCACAGGAGTCAACCTTATAGAAGATTTATTATTTTGGACTGATAATTTAAATCCTCCAAGAAAAATAAATGTTAAAAGAACTTATCCTGCTCCAATAGCAGGAGTAGATCAGATTGATGAGAGTGATAT